AAAAACAAGAAGAACAAGAAAAACAAGAAGAAGAAGAACAAGAAGAACAAGAAAAATAAGAAGAACAAGAAGTCAACGACACAAAAGTAAAAAACGTTAAGCATTAAATGCGAATAACATATTAACGGTGAAAACAAGTTAAACACATGTTAATCAATATATTAATAGCAATCATAAAATGACAAATCCAGCCACAAAAATTGCGTTGATTACTGGAATTACCGGTCAGGACGGCTCTTATTTGGCCGAGTTATTGCTTGAAAAAGGTTACACTGTATGGGGCATTATTCGCAGGTCGTCCAACATTAATACCGCGCGCATTGAGCACATATTTGATAAAGTAAAATTGCGATACGGCGATTTAACCGATAGCACGAGCATAATGAATATTTTTTATGAAATCAAACAAACCACGCCCGACCTAGCGCGTCTAGAAGTGTACAACCTAGCGGCAATGAGCCACGTAAAAGTGTCATTTGAAATGCCGGAGTATACCGGCAATGTAGATGGGCTGGGCACGTTAAGAATGTTGGAGACAATTCGCAATTGCGGCATCTCTCAAGACAAAATCCGGTTTTACCAAGCCGCCACGTCGGAACTATATGGCAAAGTGGTAGAAGTACCTCAAAATGAGAAAACCCCGTTTTATCCCCGGTCTCCTTATGGTGTGGCAAAATTGTATAGTTATTGGATTACAAAAAACTATCGCGAATCATATGGGATGTATGCGTGTTCAGGAATATTATTCAACCATGAAAGCCCGAGACGAGGACATAATTTCGTTACGCGAAAGGTAACCATTGCGCTAGGTAATATTGTGGCAGGGAAGCAGGATAAGCTCGTGTTAGGCAATTTAAATTCGTTGAGGGATTGGGGTCATGCGAAAGATTATGTGCGCGGGATGTGGTTAATGATGCAGCAGAATGTGCCGGATGATTTTGTCTTGTCTACAAATGAATACCATAGCGTGCGCGAGTTTGTGGAGAAGTCGTTTAAATTAAAGGGATACGACATTAAATGGCGGGGTGAGGGCATTAATGAGGTTGGTTATGATGATATTACTAAACAGGACCTGATTACGGTGTCTAGCAAATATTTCAGGCCGGCGGAGGTGGAGGAGTTGTTGGGCGACTCGTTGAAAGCGAGGTCTACGCTGGGATGGGAACCGGAAATTAGTTTTGACAAGCTGGTGGAGGAGATGGTTGCAATGGATACGAATGTAGAAGGCGTTTAAAGAGGGACAGACACAGGGCTAAAGTAATTATGGTCGTCGCTATAATGGGTGTACACATTTTTTGGCAGGAGTGTTTTAATGTCTGAGTAAAACTTCATGATATGTTTTACTAGATATGTGGAATAATAAGGATATGTTAGAACGGCTACCGCGACGGCGACTTGTGTGAATATGCTGAATGAGTTGGGAGAAAGAAACAGCGCAATCACAAGGCACACTGCAAAGAAGTAATAAAGATAATGCAACAATTTGTTCCAATTAAATAGGTATTGCATGGATTGATTTTCATAAAATGTTTTGCGAACATTTACATTTTGCGAGTTTTGTTCTGCCTCGCTCAATCCAGGTTCGCTCGCGGGTTCATTATTTAAAACGCTAGTGGGCGCATTATTGGTTTCAATGGCGTTCACATCGTTTGTAAGGGCGAGCCATTCCAGTATTTTATTATTTGTGTCATTAAATACATCGCTAAAATTGTCACTATATAGTTTAGTTATTGCTGCACTTGCTGTTTTCGCGGCGGCTAAATTCGTGCTAGACATTATATTAGTATACATAAATATTTTATTACGTGCAATGCATAAGTTATGAATTGTAAAATATAATAAATTTACTATATTTTACAGGATTACATGGATCACAGGGATTAAGTTACTTGAATTGCACGATTATGCAGTAGTTGTTGGTGGCGTAAAATGCCAGTCCCAACGGTCAAAATTCATATTATCTACATTGAACAACAAAAATATTTTTTTGCCTAAAAAGTATAACCCAAACACCAATAATATGACAAGCGCCCAAGAGTATAACCATTCGGGAATTAGTCCATTATTTGCTAAACTAGATAAAACAATCATTACAATGCAAATATATATGATGATTTTTACAACGTCGGTTAAGTAACTGTATCGTTTGGCATAGTAGGTGTTTACTTCTACATAACGCTTGGCATTTTGTTGTTCATCTTTTATTGTTTCTGTAGATTGGTATGTGTCGGAAACAATACCCACCGCACTTAAAATATCAGCGGCATAATCTCCCGTATTAATTACATGGTCTTGATATATTTCATAATTATTGATTAAGTTATTATATAATTTAACACGCAGGTTATCTACATTTTCGATTTTGTTAATATATGTTTTTAAGGTATCTGTGTCTAATGAACTTTCTGCTTTTAATGCATCTATTTGGTCGTACAAATCAACTTCTACTTTTTTTAATAATTCTATTTCGTTTATAATATCTGCATTTGCGTCTGTTATCTTTGCACTATCAAACCCTGCTACTAACCCTTCTTTTAGATTATTTGCACCATTTATGTGTTTGCTTTGATACAATTGAACAAATGCTAAAGATATAACTAGACCAAATAATAAAAATGCGGCACTTTTATTTGATATTGTATTCTTAATTGACATTATTATATATATATTGTGTAAAAATTTTTAGCCAATGTGAAATTGTACAATTGCGCCAATATATAATTATACAATGGCGTAGTTCATTCATTTTGCATTCATTTATTTTTTAATTGCATTTAGCGCAACTACCATGACACCTACTGCAAAAATGCTTAAAAACAAATATCGCGTATTTTCTTGTAATACCATCAAATCTACATCACTCAACATACCACTTAATGCACTATTAGTAATATCAGGATCGTATGTATCCCTGCTCTGTGCAATCGTAGTTTGAAGGCGCGCTTTGAATGCCCTCATGTCTGAATCTAAGGTGACCCCTTGCGATTGAAGGTAATTTATTTTATCTATAATTTCAATCGCCATATTAAATATTTGTTCTTCAATTTCCCGAACATTTCTTTCTTGAAGTGAGTACTGTTCCGCAGCCGCGCAATTAAAGCTAGAAGACATGCTGCTGCCACTCGTTTTATATTGTGACCAACGCGTGCTATCAATCTCTGTTAACGTATCGCTACAACTAATGGGAACAATCGGAATAGGCCGTTTCACATTTAAATAAAAATTAGCTTCATACGTTTTTGGGGTGGTAAGATTAAAACTATTATTTTTTATATAGCACTTTTTGGTGTTATTATCATACACATACCCACCACTTGATACAGTGTTGTTGCTTCTTAATTTGCATGCACTATCACTTGAATTGAGTATAGGCATATTTTCAAGATCATTGCCAGCCGAGTTGAAATTTGAAAAACGCTTGTAATTGTTTTGCTCCCGTGATATCATACTTGAGGGATATACGTGGCTTAAACCATCCTCATCAATGTATGCAAGCTTCCCAATATTTGAATTATCTATTGTGCTAGTAAAATTATATAGCGAATATGCATCGGATTCGCCATATGATTGACCATCCTGCGTGCGAGTAGAGCACTTATATTTTTGTTCAAATGTTTTCAATACTAAATGACCGTCGGGTTGCATGATTAGCACGAGTTTTCCATTAGTAGATGCAATGTATTGACCCGATAAAAGTGGAGTAACGCTAGAAATATAATATGTGCCAGTTATTCCATTTTTTACTTTATAACTCGGATTTTCCACACTTGACACAATATCACCTGTAAATGTCTTAGTATGCAATGATGTTGTTACAGTTGCCGCAGGCTCCGTCCCTTTAAAAACTTGCATTTTTCCGTCATCTGTTAATCTAAGGTGATAATCCACGCAATTTTGCGTGGTTGAGCTAACAGGAACGCACGCAGGAATAACAATTCGGTAATCAGGACCTCCTGTAACATTCATTGTTTGTTCAGCGCCTCCTTGTCCACAAGTGTATGCAACAGTATAATTTTGCGATTCTACCAAAACTTTTGGATAAATATCACTAATTTTAAAACTAAATGACGGGGCTGAACTAGGATTAATAATACTTTGTGAACCAGCAAATAAATTTGAAGGAATTGTTGGTGGGGTTGTTACGGCTGGCGTCACATAAAATTTAGTGACAACTGGTATAATATTGCAACCTACCTCACCAGTGCCTGGTATTTGTTTAACTAGCTGCGGATTAGAAGCAGTGGAATCAAGTATGCTAATAAACCCACCATTTTTTAACTGCATTTTATAGGGAGTTGTAAATGTTCCCGAAAGGTCTGGCGTATCTGCAGATGTCCATAAAGTTTTGCCTACATAAGCATCCCCGAGCAAAGTGGGCGACATGTAGGTCGCGCCAGTGTAGCAGTCTGCTTTATTTAAAGAGGCGTCTACATTTCTAACAGCAAATACTGCTGCACCAGTGTCTACTGCGCGAGTTTTGCATGAATTTACATTAAATATTGCCCCTCCGGGTTGTAGTTGTAGTCCACTTAATGTTGGGTCGCTCGCTTGATAACAACCACTATATGTTATGCCAGGCATCCCAAAATCGGTTACAACCACGTTGGTCCCTTCATCGCCGCAGGTTTGGCCATTTTGCATTGCTGCGCCCTGTTTTAACCCATTATCTGCAAGAATACTAGACAACGATGTGCCCGTAATAGTTTTACGGCCTGACATGGGCGGGCAGCCATTTTTGCCATCAAATTGATTGTTAGACGCGTCATATGATTTAAACACACCATGCCTAGTTACATAACCATCTTGCCCTGCAAAGGTCACATGTTTGTTCGTATAATTTGGGTCAGGATAAGTACCGGAGGATAAATACGACAAGTAGCCAGTCCTTAATGTATTTCCGGAACCTTCAAAATTATTAACTAAAGCAATATATTGTGTCTTTAAGCGGGTTAATTCGTCAAGTTTTTCTCTTCTTTCGCGTTCGCTCATAAAAATGAATTGTTCAACCACTGGTTCAGACCCAAATCCTGAAATTTTTTTAAGATATTTTTGAAATTGCAACCCTTGAGCCAATGTATCGCTAATTCCGTTTGCATTATTTGATGACCCGCCGTTTGAGCCGGTATATTTCATATTATCATAATCCATTAATATACTAATATATTTTTTGCCAGGCATAAAACAACAAAATAATGTGCAAACTTGTTGACGTAAACTTGTTGAAATAAATGGCCGTTTTATTTCAACATTACTGGTATAAACTCCTAAAGGCATCAGTTAACAAGAACATCCACCAATAACAATTAATATGCGTAATAAACCAAGTAAAGCACAATTAAGACTAATAAAAACGCGCCTAAAAATATGCTGCCATATACTGAAATCATAAGAAATAATATAATAAATACAGTAATGCTAAAATTAAAATCACGAACATAAATAGCCGATAATATCAATAATAAAACAATAAATAATATGTATTTTGTTTTTGTCTTTATCACATCTAACCCGGAATTGCGCAATTTCGACTTTATATCTTCATTTATTTTTTTTTCATTTTGAAAATTTAGATATTCGGCATGCGCATCATCTAAACCATCAATTGCAACAGACCACCTATTGTCCGGCGTCATTTTTACTATATTCGCATTAGTTTGGAGACCCAACGCGGTTAATTGGTCCTCTAATTGAATTTTAATCTTATAATTAAGCGTGTCTTTAAAACTAGGCTTCGCCGGTAAAACAACCGGTGGAATAATTGAACCATAACTGTTATATATTATTGTATTACTTGACGTGTCGTAAACATAACTAGTCCCGGTCTTGGGCAATTCACTATACAATTGGCACTTCTTCACCAGCAAATTCTCTTCATATAATGCACCATTGCAAGCATTATTCGCATGACAAGCTTGCAAACACGCGCTTACTGTATTAGTAGCAGCAATAGGGTTGCCTAATGTAGTGCCTCCAGTGAATTTTATGCCAATTAATGTTGAAAAATCACTGAGTGCACGATTGCTTGATGGTGGTTGGGTTTCTATGCTTATAATATTATTTTTAACAGCTTCCTCATATGCAGATATTAAACGAGAAAACTTAATTTTATCATTAGTTAGAGTATCTTTTGTATACGACATACTATATAAACAGAAAAATTATAATTTTGAATACGATTTATGAAAAATTATAACTGGATTGCTGCATTACTGTCTTACTACATTGAATTGCCGATTATGTGGACACCGCTTGTGCTGCTGCCTGGGGCAATGTTGCCGCTTGAGGCATTACGCTTGACAAAGTAGTCATGCCTGTGATGGATGAAAAATATTTCCAAAATATAACAATAATAATAACAATCCCTAAAACCTTACAAAAAATTTGTAAATATTGCAAATTATATAATGTCACTGTGTCGCGGTTCATTATTTGTGGTATTATAGTATCAAACCCCTCTGCATCAAACCCCTCTGTCTCAGTTGCATTGTAATATTCTAATAAATTTTTATAATTTGAAAGTTCATTTATATTATTGATTATGTTTGCACGGTCTTTTTCTAATTCACTTTGTTGATCGGCTGCTTTCTGATATATATTAACAATCGTGCTGTTGTTTATATTGCTACCATTATCTCTTATTGCAGTCTCAAGGGTTGCGTTACTTTTTCTTAATTCTGTAAAAAAATCGTCTTTAATTTTTGCA